AGTGCTAGACTCGCCAGCAATGGCAGTAATCTTATTCCCAGATACACCACCAAATATAGACCCTGAAACAAGTCCATTAAAAATGTACGAACCTGTGTCCACAAAGTTTTCTGTGTCGTCGATGTCTCTTGCGAGTTTGGTGTAGTCATCTCCGATCTCTTTTACAATTTCTTTCAAAAAATCCATTACAATACAAATCCAAATTCTTCACGGGCAGTTTTCTTATAAGGACCACCAGGATTGGCGTCACGAATGTCCTTGATCTTTTTCAGTTTTTGATAAAGAGATGTATCACCACCAAGTAGTAATGCGCTTACAATAGTAGCAAGTTCTTTATCGGTAATAGGTAATTCCATTAGGAGAAAAATAGTTCCAGGTTTACAGTTTTTTCGACATTCCAACCAATAGCATCAAGTATTGCTTTCAGTGGCTCGACAAAGGACTTTTCAAATTGTAGGTCATAGTCGATGTACTTGTCAAGATTAAGTTCATATGGAAAATCTTGAATAAAAGAAATGATGTTTTCGTGAATAATGTTTGGTTTTTTTAGATAACAAAATTTAATCTTTTCACCGTTTTTTATTAAAGAATACTTGTTAGTAAGTTTCTTCTCTTTAATATAGTGATTAAACAATAGAGCTCCACGACAATGAATGGGAGTTCCCTTCACGTAAATATCAGATGATGATTTATACTTCTGAACATCCGAAACAGATCTTGGAAAAGAAATTTGTTCTGGGGGCAATTTCTTAAACTCTATACGAGACTTATCAATGAACTCAATAACATCCTCTTCTGTTCCAGTCATCATCAACTTCAACGCATCCTTAATCATCTTCCTACATGGAGCAGGAGTGGAGGATTTAACCGCTTCAATACCCATCATTTTCAGTTTAGGTTCTGCGTATGCAACACCTTCACTGTCCCACACATTGAGAATATATCGTTTTTTAGCAGTCCAGATACCACGGTCAGCAATATTCTCACGCTTCATTTGCATCTTTTGATCATACGCCGATACATAATTCGCCAAGTTCTGGTAGCACTGGTCGATATACGGTTCCAACTTGTCACGACATACCATATCAAGTAGTTCAACGACCTTTGCTTTATCGCCAGACTTATTAGCAAGAAATTTATTAACAAGAGGTCCAAGATTAAGATAAATTGAATCTGTGTCGGATGCAATTACGTAATCCTCGTCTGTTGTTTGCAACAGTTTATTTAGATACTGGTTCATCTTCTGCTCAATCCAACGGATAGAGACTTGACCAGAAAGCGTAATCGCCTCCGCATTGGCCAGTTTATAGTA